GCACCAGCTGGAATTTCAATGGCGCCGGTGTTACTTGTACGAGGAGCGATAGCATCAAAGTTATCGTCCATTTCTGTATATGTTAATGCAGATCCCTTATCACTGCGTTTAGTAATAGCCATTTAAGTCGTTTCCCCTGAATCATTAAAGTACTTACCGACATACGCAATGAAATCTCCAGACGTAGACGATACAAGAACATATCCTGCATCTACATATCCTTCAACAACGTATTGTGCAGTACCGCTGCTTGACTCTATATTTATATAACCATCTAACACATAATTTGGAAGTACGAAAAGCTGAGAATCATCTATTGTTCCACCGCCAGGATTAGGTTCGACATAATCATTATTTACATATCCAAATAGCTCATCTTCTTCTGGCGTGAGTAAGTAGTCTTCAATACTTTCACCCGGTGGTAAAGGTGATGGAGGACTAAAATCGTAGAGTTGAGCTAATAGCGATGCTCGGATAGCTGGATCCGTTTCAGTCTCGAGCTGAGCCGCAATCGCTAAGTAATTTGGCTTTGGCATTTAACTATGAGCAATAACGTTGCTTGATCCTGAAGCACAAGCATTTGCTGGCCAAGAACCATGCCCGCTAGTCGCATCTCCTATTCTATGCACTGGAAATCCGCCTGCTTTTACTTTTGCAGAACCACCAACCGCGTTGTCACCGCATGCAGTAGATCCTGCAGTTGTTATGGCATGCGAACCATTTACTTTTACTTTTGTTTGTCCTGCAACTACATATGGTGTTTGGTGTTTTGGATTTGGTGTTGGTGACGCATGACCGATATGTTTGTCAACACCTTTTCTTGCGATACCTGGCATTTGTCTTTCCTCTTAAAGTAAGAATGGCCCGAAGGCCATCCTTGAACTCCTATGCTGCAATTAATTGTTCCTTTGCCATTATATATTCTTTTACTAATCCAGATCTTACAATATCTTCTGGAGTAAAAGTAATAGTATCAAAGGCATCAATACGTTTTAATACTCTTAGAAATTCTGCTAATCCAGAAACGTCTGCTCGGTTTCTAGAAATTTCTAAGTCGTCTTGTTTTGTGTCTCCACAGAATACGATTTTAGATGACTCTCCTACTCGTGTAATAATCGTATCCAATTCGTGATAAGTCATTGACTGGCATTCATCAACAATAATGATTGCGTTATCAAATGTTAATCCTCTTACAAATGAAGAAGTCATAAACTTCAACATTCCTTTAGATTTTAAAATCTGATATGCATCTCCCCTCCCAAAGAGATCATTCACTATATCAGTATACGGTGCTTCGAAAACTGCTTCTTTCTGAGCCTTTGACCCAGGCATGAAACCTTGCTCGCGCGTCTGAACCGCAGATCTAATGACGATGACTTGATCATAACCTCCTTTTTGTAGTACATCGTTGAGTGCTAAGTACATAGCACACATTGTTTTTCCCGTACCTGCTGTTCCGATGGCCGCAATGTTATAACCTTCTCTATAAGCATCAAACATGTCAGATTGTGTTGGAGTAAGTGGATTAATCTTTCGCATCGAAAATTTGTGATTTAAGATGCCTACCAAATGCTCTTCTTCTCTAGCCTGTCTTCGCTTCTCTTTACGAGTTAGTCTACGTTGCTGTTTATGTGCCATTAATCGGACCTCCTTACGGATACTACCATGTATTGATATTATCCTTTTTGTGATGGTGTTTTACGTTTTTTAAAACATCGCGAAAATTGTCGTCTGGCCTACGAATGCCAAGACGAACGGGGTCACCTATAGAGGGGGCGCCAGTGATGACTTGTGTGAGATTGGGATTATTTTGAACGTACTGATCACGTTCTGCAATTTTCATTGTTTTCTCGAACACTTCGTTCGTGTCATTATTCTTAAATGTGTAAGTGGGCATAAATGCTCCCTAATAAAAAAAGGCAACCCTGCACAGAAGATTGCCTCACCTATTCATGTTAAAGATAGACTCTGTGCTTACCTTTATTTATAAGCCAAATTGCTTAAACACCGACAATATGCTCATAAATTTCTTTCCAATTTTTAAGACGAGGAATATCACCCTCATACTCTTTATTGAAAGGATGATCCATTAGAATTGATTCCAAACCAAGCTCTTGGCCAAGAATCGCGTTTTGTGGTTTATCTTCTACCCAAAAACAACCAGTGCCACGATATGGTTCTAAAGCTTCATCTTTATCAGCACCAGTATCTAGGTACACAAAGCTTTCAAATACTGTAGGGCCAAACAACTCATTTAAGTTTTTGGTACGTAGACGACCTGCATATGTATCATCACTTAAAGAAGTAATTACGCGGAAAACATATCCATGCTCTTCATGAAGTTTCTTTACGTATTTGATGGCATCTCGTAGAGGAGGTAGCTTACGAATCCATGCAGACTCATTAAACATACGAACAACTCGATCTTTTTCAAGGCCAGAGATATTGTATTTTTTACCGACATCATAATGAGTATGACCATCAGGAGCCATTTCGTAATGATGGCGTTCCATCCATTGTGTAAATGCATAAGCCCAGTCAAGAAGAACTCCATCTACATCTGTTAATATTACTTTTTCATTTAGCATAGTATCTCACTTTATTACATATTGTTAATTTAAAAGGGGGCTTGACGCCCCCTCTATTATTTTGCGAACAGCATCTTTGCTTGTTGCTCAGAACACTTATAGCTTTTGCCTTTACGTTCAAAGATGAACGGATACTTAGTGTTACGAGCTTTAAACTCAACCAAACGATCGCCGTTTGAATTTTCCATTTGAAGGCCGTACAGTTTAACCATTGCTTCGAGCTGGCTATCAGAGCGAGTGCGCTTACCTTTGATAACCGCTTTGACTTTGATGTCAACTTCAGCTTCACTAAAACGCATGTTACCAACTTCGAACTGAAGGTTTGCGCCAAACTTATCTAGCACTGATTGCATTTCTGAACGAAGAGCTTGAAGAGTTGATTTGTCAAAAGTTGTTACGTTTTTCATAGTATAGGTTCCTTGTTTGATTTACCTTATATTATTAATATAAGTCAAGTTACCGCAAATGTCAACCCTTTTTTTCAAATAAAATGAATTTTTTTCACTTTTTTCGTTTTAGGTTCATATCTTCATCATACCAGCGGTCAGCAAATTTTTGCTTACGCTTTTCGCGCACTTTACGCTTATTCTTATCGTTCCGCTTCCTTGAGTACTCTTCATTTGAACCCCATTCGTCGTCTTCCCACGCTTCCCGGAATGACTTACGCTTTTTGCTCATTTTACTTTTCCTTAGTTACCTTCTTCGATCAGATCTGGAAATGCTTCCACTATTGCTTTTTTAGTTAAGCCTTTAAATGATTTTTTGGATATCATTTGAACTAGTGTGTGTGCGTCATCATTATCAACATCTTCTAATAAGCTAATGAACAACTGTTCACGCTTGATTTGATTTAAATTATCGTACCCACCGCCTTCAACAAAAATACGAAGGCGACGAGCTTCTCGATACAACAAAGACTTGGCTTCATCTTCAAACTCATTTGGAGTCCAAGGTGGAGCTGTATCAGGAACTAAAAATTTAACACTACTATCATATGTATATTTTAACACAATTCTAAGTGCTGGATTGTCCCATTCTCTCAAAAAATTAATCTTATCTTGCTTTTTTGAGAACGAGCCAGCTTCAGTAATGATTTCAGTGATTGACTTGCGTACCGCCATTTTAAAAATCCTGTATATCTGTAATTAAATGCTTAAGTTTTTTCTTAACAAAGAAGTTGAAAAGTTCTTTACGACCAATATCTTTATTTTGGTTGTATTCATCCATAATCATATCTTGGTATTTCTGAGGTATCTCAGAAAGATCAATCATCATCTTATTACGATAATAACGGCGGAGTGTTTCTTCATCCATATTATCTGTGCCTTCAGAATACAGCGCCATGCGCTTTTTAGTCATAGCTTTTTGACGTTCACCAACTGCAAGACAATTGTCTGCAGAAAGAATATTAGGAACACCATCACCAGTATCACCTTTTAAGATGTGTTCTTTTAGATATTGATGTGGATTATCATTGCGAATCCAACGCTTACGAATAGGATCGTATTGATCCACGTTAGCGTAATTTTGTAATTGAATATAGTCTTTATCACCAGATAGAACCAAGAACTTCTCTGCACCAATATTTAGTTCAGATCCATATTCATGGATAACGGTACCGATAATATCATCAGCTTCGCAATGATCAATATGAATTACTTTATATGGAAAGTATTCACGTAACTCGTCTCGAATAGTATTCATAATTTCAAATAAAGCAGCCCAATCCATGCCAGATTCGTCACGAGACTTTTTACGATTGGCTTTATAATATGGATATGCTTCTCGACGCCATGTGTTTTTGCCGTCTGCACAAATTACAATTTCACCATATTCTTCGGTAAACTTTTTACGATTTGCGCGGATTGAATTTAAGAACATGTGACGGATAATGTTTTCATCCGCCGCCACGTCAGTATGGTTACCAATGCTTGCAAAAAGCGAAGCGAGGATAACCTGATTGTAATCTACTAAGATTGCCATAGTTGTTTCTCATGTTAAAATTTAATTTATAGTTCATCTTAAACCATAAATTATCAAATGTCAACAATTATTTGAGAACCTCCCTTAAAAGTTTATTCCAGTTGTTTTTGAATGTATTGATGTCATTAGGAACTAAACCAAAACGATCTGATCGTGTAAATCGGTTTAGAAATTGTGGGTCATTTTTCTGATGTTCTAGGACACTACGAGTCACAGCATAAGCCAAATTAGCATGTCGAGTTGGATCCTCATCATAATTATACATGATTGTAGCGTTGGCTGCAGTCTCTGGCAGAGCACCATAGTTTGGATGGACACATACACAACCACTCTTAATCGCTTCAATTAAAGCAATACAAGATGTTTCTTTCCAAATGCTTGGATATAAGAAAATATGAGATCTATCAAGAGCCTCTAATACCTGTTCGTTTGGTACTGAGCCATGATAAGTCATATTAGGATGATTGTGAATTTGCGTAAACAACTCAACATAAGGTTCATCGCGTTGAACCCATCCATAAATTGCAAAAGAAGAATACACATCAAGATGAATGTTTGGATAATCCTTTGATAACGCATCAATAACTGGATATACCAATTCTAATCCGCGATGTGGTGTAGTATGATAAATGAAACGAATTGTTTCAGTATTTTTTTCTTCTGCTTCATAACGCTTTTCAACAGCGTTTGGAATTACTGAACACTTTGAATATGGAATACCAAAATGCGCAATATACTGGTCTCGTTGCCATGCAGACACAAATACAATATGATCGAATTGTTCCCAGCCACCGTCCATTAGCACTTTGTTTTCTGGATCTTCGGCTAAATCATGACAATAAAAGATGTTTGGAACATCTTCTGGGATATCGCGTGGTCGTGAAAAATGAATTGCAACTTTTTCCAGTAATTCTGGTTCTGCTCTATCGATTAGTCGCTGCCTCATCATTTCGGTACCGCCTATCGAGTTTTTACTTAATTCAGACTCGATGACGTCACCTTTATAAATCATGCTCATACGTTAAACTCCGTTTTAAATTCTTTAATAGAATCCCATCGAAATGAACGCCAACCTCTTTTCTGAACATCCCAAACCGCAAGAGCATTTGGATTCGGCTTTTTCTTTTGAATCTCTTCTTCTATATGCTTTTGTTCGGGAAGTTCACTCTCATTTAGAGTGCAATGCATGACACGATTTTCACCGTTTGCTTTTGTAAATGTGACTTTACAAATTCCTTGCTTAAGATTTTTTAGCGTTTGTTCTTTATCAATGTTCATCATAATCTCCTAATGTTTATTTATTTCACGTTTATAGATATCTTCAAGGGACGACTCGAAACCTTCAATGGTTGAGTTGTTGTGGATACGATACATTTTTACATCAAATACGTGCGGTAACACATATTGATTATCAATAGGAGTCATGTGCCCATTGATATATTCGTATTCCATACTACTACCTTGAAAATATCGTCTAGAATCAGAGGAATAATCGTGTCCTTCACGAGTAAGTTGAACAAGAGCAAAGTTTTCAGTACCAACTCTTTCAACAACTGGTAGCAACTCATGAACGAATCCGCCATCAGATATGACGTAATCTTTTAAAATATCAATCTCATTAGCAACTAAGTTTCCAAAGAAATCCAATCCACGTTTAGGCTTAATCACCTGTTCAGACACATATATCATGGCTTCACGACGAGACATGTTACCTAATAGAGTAGATGGGATTTCTTTAATTTCACGTTTATTGTATCCCTGCATGAACCAATGCTCATCAACATTGAAATATTTAATTGTTTCTTTAAACAACTGATATTTAAAAGATAAATGCTTAAAACCTTTTTCTTTAAAAAAGTCAGCAGCTAAATCTTTACCAGCGCCTGGTGGTCCATTAAATAATATAATCATACAGCAAACTTATCATTCACAATTGCTTTAAGCTCTTTTGAAAAAGCTTGTTTCCATTCACCGTTAGTAATGCCACACATTACAAATTCACGGTCTTCATTAGACAGATAATGCAAAATGTCAGATGCAGAGCCTACACCTAACGAATACAATTCTAAATCTTTTGGTCTAACAGGGATGTCTCTGCTACGAGTTTTTCCAGTAAGAACGCTTTTCCGAGTTACAATCATGATATTCTCCATTTCATTTATATAATAATATAATACACTTTGAAAAGAATGTCAACTGTTTTTTAGCGATGCAACGTGTTTTGAGTGAATTTTTGCTCCTACAAATTCATTGTAGTACTCGTCTTTGAATAAGACTTCTCGATCAATTTGTTCTTTCAATTCTAAATAACTCATTTCACCTTTACTCTTACATAAATGCAAGATCTCACGTTTGAATTGATCTTTACCCTGTTCTTCAACAAGATTTTTTACTTCTTCAGACGAGCCATAATAATCTTGCCAATCGGTTTCGATAATCTTAGTACGTCGTCTTGTTTTACCTTTTAGAGGGGGAAGTTTTCTCTTTGACATAAGAGTCTTTTTACCAACATATTTTTTATTGTTGGATAGATCTGTAATGATATATACAAATCCAACATAATCTCCAATCATCTCAGAGGTGAATTCCTCTCCATTATAATACCACATAAAAATAGCCCATAGTTAATTCCTATGAGCTATTTATGCTATCTCCGCATCTTTGCTATGTCTTTTGCTTCATTTGTTCCTCGCATGATGGGAACCATATTTGACTTATGCATTGTGCCGATACCGACGAGGAGATCTCCCGTGTATCTTTGCGGCTCTTTTCTTGGGGTTGATCCTGTCGGAATTGTGTCCGACGTCTTGAGGCTTGGATACTCCTTTGTGTTGCGGACAAACGGTTCGGACGGCGCATATTCTGTAAACTCCCTTTTACGCTTTGGCTTGTATTCGCCGCGAGTATACGCGACATAGTCGTTAAAATCTTGAAACTGCATATCATGGGCGCGATTACGACGCATCCGTTTGTTGTATTGGCGCCATTCAACTTCAAGTTTTTTTAATTGAGCGTCAGTAGGTGGCTTTTTCTTTTTAGATTTGCCGTGTACTTGAACACCCTTGATCATGTGCATCGACATAAGCTTACACCTTAAACTTTACAGTCCACTGATCCTTATCGCTAAAAGTGCCTCGATTCTGAAAAAACTGGCCGACGATACCTGGAAGTGTTTGATCCAAACGATTTACAGGCATAGTCATATTATATTCAAAAAGATCTTTAGAAGAAACAGGTGTTGCATCACCAATCTCTACAATATCACCAGTTTTAGCATTTTCCATTACAATACTTTTTGCTGGAATAGCATATTGACCATTGTCTAAAGTTTTGTAAACGGCTTTACCTTTACCGCCAGGCTGAAAAGTGTAAGTGCTTCCGATTTCGCTTGCTTGCATGATTTTCATAATATATTTTCCTTTCATCATATAAGT